AAATACAATTTTACTTATTAGTCAAATACAATTTTACTTATTAGTCAAATACAATTTTACTTATTAGTCAAATACAATTTTACTTATTAGTCAAATACAATTTTACTTATTAGTCAAATACAATTTTACTTATTAGTCAAATACAATTTTACTATTATAGAAGCGGAGGAGGTGTATTATTTTCATCATCTTCTTCAGTTGCTTCATTAGTGTCATTTTGCTCCGTTGTATTCTCTGTTAATTCATTAGTGTCATTTTGCTCATTTACATCATTAGCTTCATTTACATCATTAGCTTCATTTTTAAATTCCTTCACAGCATTTTCCATCGCTTCTTTTTTGTCAGTATCGATATCGTCATCTTGTTCTTCTTGTTCGCCCTCTGGAGGCTTCATGATATTTGGATCCTTCTTTTCTATGAGTTCAAAATTCTTGTTAAGAATAGAAAACAATTTCTTAACCTTGGGATCTTTTCCTCTTCCATTGCTATTGCTTAGCTTTTGCATATGCATAATGATAATTCTGAATTCGCGTAATATCTTAGGATCATTCGATCCCTTTTTGCTCACGTCTACAATAAAACTTTCCATGATGATATTTGGGTTATCGCATGATACAGAATCTCTATAGTAATCGCCAAAGTTAGTTTTTAATAGATCTACACTCTCTTCTATTCGTCTAAATGCATTTTTACAGCGATGTAGTCCGGGCTGTGTTTTTAGTTGGCTAATATTTGTCATAAGAATTTCTGTAAATTTATCAATATCTACATCTGGAGAAGTAATGACTTTATAAATCTTTACAGTTTCTTCTAGTAGTTTATTTAGAATTGATAATATATAAGTCTTGATAATCTTCTTCATATTAGAATGGACCCATAATTTTTTAAAGTCTAATGCTGTAAATGAGAATAATTCGAATTCTGTTCCGGGCTCTGCGTTGATAAATGTATCTGTGAGATGGTCCTTATCTCCTATATTCTTATTATACTTCTTAAGAGTACCACAAAGGATAACTAGAGATTTGACCTGATTGCTTTCTTTAATAGATTTATATAAAATATTAACATCATGTTGGCTAACATTTTTATATAGCTCTTCTGTCTCATCAACTTTTGAATCTTCAAAAATAACATTTGCTTTTATTGCGTTTGCATATTGAACGATTTGGTTAAATTCCTCTAGATACTCGGGAAAGTCATTAAGAAGCGGAGGACTATTCCCAAACTGAAGAAGAATTCTATATACTTTTTTCAAACAGTTTCGCAACTCTACTAGCTTAGGAACTATGATTTCCTTTTCGCAGTCCTTTACTCCAGTCATTTCTTCAAACATCCCACCCAACTCCTCGCTAATGTTAGTTTCATCTTTCTTGTTTGATTTTGATTTGACAGTTTTTACTTTTACTTTCCTAGACATTATATACAATTGTTAAATTTCTTTTTATAATAAATATATAAAAGAATGACCGAGTTAACAATTATATTAATTGTACTTTTAATAATTTTACTACTGGTAAAAAATAATAGAGAATGTCTTGTTAGTAGACCAAAATCTGATATGATTCCAAAAATGACACAAGACATTATACAAAACGAGGGCATGTTTACCGGTGGTATAGAATTAGTTAAACAAAAATTACCATGGGTGGATCCAGTTCTATACGAGGACGTGAGAAATCTATCGATTAAAAAAAATATTAATGTGAATACTGTATCAAATTTATTAAAATAATCTTAAAAATTAAAATATACAGTCTTGTTTTTTAAATGATTTGTTTGTTCTAATAATATATATCCATTATTTGGCATTATACAATAATCATCAAATATATACATTTCAGGTGATACTATCCTATTGATATCAATAACTTGATTGAGTTTTGTTAACAATAAGAGTTTAACAGGATTTTCTTTATAATATTCAATTATCTTATTTTCACACGTTATAGGTGAAAAACTTTTATACACTACAAATTTATGAACGTGAGACATTGAATTAATATATGCATCAAATGCATAAGGAGTAATAATTATATATATAGGATCTATTAATTTGCTTAATTTATAATATACAATTACATAACAAAGACCATAAATAGGAGCTCCTGTAATGAAACAAGTTATTGTATTATTATCTCGTGGGATTCTATAATATTCCTTTTTATTCGTATCTAATATATGATAAATATATGATGATCTCATATAATTTCTTGTTGAAGTATTTTTTAAAGGAGTGATTGATTCCCATTTCATCCAAGGTATATCGGAAGGTATAGTGTATTTAAGTGTGATTTTATTTTGATCATTGTTAAAATTCTTAATAATACCATAATATGGATCGTATGATAAATATTGATATAATATTGTATTATTTTTTATAACTACTAAATCATCATTTGTAATCATTCTGGTTAATATTTGATCATGTCCTATTGTAAAATAATTCTTATGATAGGTTATACAATTAAAGCTATATGGGTAGCATCTCTTTTCCTCAGCACCATATTTAAATTTGCTTTCATTTAATATTTCCCAATTAAATATAAGTTTTTGTTGTTTAGAATTTATGTAATCGTGCTCATTAGGATCTAGTTCATATTCAAAATACTCATACATAAATCTTGAATTATTAGAGGTGTAATGTTGCATTATAATTGGACCAAATTTTTTTTTAGCATTCATTACCATAATCTGAAATGCATTATTAAATAAAGTATAAAGGTTATATGTTATTTTTTCATTACATAAGTAGAATATGATACCGTTATTTGTTTTAATATTATATGTGATATTATCAATGGTATATGAGTTATATTCACGGATTAACCTATCTACTAATTTACCATCTTTATAATAACATGTATTCGTCATAAAATTAATCATCTCTCCTACTATAACATATATATCGGTTTCTTTGTTTTCACTAGCAGTTAAAAATCTCATTTAATCTTCGTATTTCGATATATAAGAATTCAAATTTAATAATATAGGAATGGATAATAAAGTTTGGTATGATATTAATACTGGATTTGATTTAACAGATAATAATCTGTTAAATAATAAAACAGATAATAATCTGTTAAATAATAAAACAGATAATAATCTTTTAAATAATAAAACAGATAATAACTCTAAAAATGTAAAGGCCGATACCTCTTCTATATATAAAAACATGACTTTATTTATAATAGCATTTAGCATTGTAGTAATTGGTATTTTAATTTATTTATTTGTTAAAAACATTAAAGTAAATGGTGAAGATTATAATCAAAGACAAGCTCATCATTACTTCACACGGCTTAATGGAGAGATATCAGATGAGAATTCTATCAATGCTATCAAATACGGTGAATCTATAAAAGAACCCACGGCTATAGATCATTATAGACTTGGCACAACTTATTTAGTTAATAATAAAGAGCATATTCATGCATCATTTCATTTTAACAAAGCATTAGAAAAAATATCAAATGGCGAAGCTAATAATACCGATGCTACCTTCATAATAGAAAGAATTGATGATTATAAATCGCATTTTATAGATCATTCGGATATACCAGAACTACCCATTCAAGAAGCAATTGTATCTTATTATAAAAATTTAAAGGAAAAGAATGACGAATTAAAGAAGAAGAATAACGTAAATAAGGTCTCAGTTCCTAAACTTATACTTAATAAGCAGAAATGGCATTCTGATAGTCAAAACGTCCATGACACGGCAGTGTTTGCAGAATTGCTAGAGCAATATAATATGATATCTAACTCTAATAAAAAAATTAAAGACTGTAGTAAATATATGTATCAAGATGCTATTAAGTATATAAGGAACAAATTTAAAGATACAAAGCATTTAAGCTCAGTAGATAAGGTAATTAATATTCTTAATAATAATTATGATATTAGTTTCATGTCTGGAGTAAAAGAACAAGATATCATTACTGCGATATGGCAACGGTCATACGATGATATTAACAGTGAAAACGCTGAAGAAATAAGAGATGCGTTATGTGCTTCTGTATTAGACTGTATCGAAGGCGAAAATGTTGTATGTATGGCTGGACGTGTTCCCAAATTATGGCAAGCATTAGCAACGCTAGATAAAGAAAGGGGTATAGGAACTATTAAATCAAAACAAGTTCTTAGAAATGAAATATATCAGCGGTGTGCTAAAATAGTTCATGATAAATTAGGGCCCAATGGTTCTGCTTCCGATGAAGTTAGAAATGCTTACAACAGCGGAAGAGATATTATAGGAGTTAAGGAATGTATAGAGTCAATTTATAAAGAAATGGATAACATTAAATTGGATTATAAGGATTTAATATCCGATGATATAATTCAATTATATATTAATGAATGTAAAAATGTTATATAATATATACATGGGGGGAGATTTATTCGATATTAATATTGTACCAAAAAATAACAATAATGTTATCGATAACAATGAAACGTTTAAGGCTATTAAATCTATTTCTGCAGATGTAGACAAGGCAGAGAGGGAAATTAATAAATTAAATCCTAGTAAACATCATCACTCTAATGATAAATTCAATTTACAAAGTAATTATGACTTGCAAAATGTATCAATTCCTTTAAATAATATTTATACTACTAGTGGGAAAGCTTTACATAAGACACCTACTACCATTATTCCTATAGATGATGATATATTACCTGATGTATCAGGTTTTGAAAACACAATACGAAAACAAAGAAAAAATATAGACGAGTTATTAGCGAATAATGAAGCATTGAAAAAAGATTTACAAGCAAGTAAAGACAGAATCGCCCAATTAGAAGGAGAAAATAAGAAACTAACAGGAGAAAAACAAGAATTAGAACAACAATTAAATAGAAATAAAGAGTTATTAAGAGAAAATGAAGCTAAATTATTTAGAAAGTTAAAAGATTTCTTAACTCGAATAGCTAATAAAACAAGAGCAAATATTAATGCTGTAAATTTAAGACGAGAAGGAAGTAATTATTTAGATAATTTAAAAAATTACCTAGATGTATGTTCTAGAATTCTATTAGATCAAATAGATAGAAATAATTTAGAATCTGAAAATGATAAAAAAGAAATAGAGGAATTAAAGAGACAAAAAAATTTATTAAATGATCAAATAATAGAGCAAGCACAAGTTATAAATAATTTAATTATAGAATTAGATAATACTTTAGAACAATATGAAGAGAGTAAAGAAAGAGATGGGTATCAAATAAGTCATTTAATAAACTTTATAAGAGAACAAGAAGCTAATTATAATGCATTGAATCAAAGATTAATAGCAGAAGAAGCAAGAGCTGATCAATTAACATTACAACTAGCAAATGCGGATGACCAAAATGCATTATTACAAGTGGATAAATTTGTTATTATAAATGAAAGGGATGCCTTAGAGGCTCAATTGATTTCAAAACTCTCAGAGATAGATGATCTACAACTATATAATGATATCTTTCTTACACAAATTGATAATTTAAATGATGATAAAAGAATCCTACAAAATCAATTAAATGGTTTAATTTTTCAAGTTGGTCAATTAGGTACAGATCTAGTAAATTTAAGACAACAATCAGATTTAAAGGATGACATGTTAGTTGCAATGCAGAGGGAAATTGATTTAAAAGATGATAGAATAACTACACTATTCGCACGAATTGCGACTCTATATGCCGAACTTGCTTTAAAGAATAATTATATAAGGTTATTGCAAGAGGAGTATGAAAAATTGAAAACATTTAGTGAAAATCAAACATTAGACAATAATAGAATGCAAGAATTAATAACTATCTTAGATAATTTAAGAGTAGTTGATTATCGTATATCACAAGAAACTATTAATAGATTAGATAATGCATTACAAGCATCACAAATAAGTGTAAGAGAACGTGATCTAACAATTAAGGTAAAGGAAACAGTAATTCGTTTACAAAAAATTCAGTTGGAAGAAAATGATAACACAATAGTCGAATTAGAAAGACAAATCAAAGATCTAACTGAAAAAAATATAAGATTAGAAAATAGGAGAATACCAGCTTTAAATGATCAAGTTATAATGTTATTCGCAAGAATAAGGAATTTAAATGAACGTATTAAATTATTACAAGGAATTATCGATGAAAGAGACAAAACTATTTCAGAAACAAAGGAGCAATTAGGTAGAGTAAATAGGGAAAAAAATGAGGCAATGAGAATTATACATATTTTAAATCGACAAGTAGAAGATAAAAATAATACTATTGATAGATTAAACATTAAAAATAGAAGTTTAGAAAAAAGCCTCGCTGTTTCAAATGCAATACGTAGTAAGTTTAATAGACAAAAAAATACATTACAAGAAGAAAATAATAGGTTGATTAGAATAATATATGATAGAGATACACGAATTGAAAGATTAATTAAGCAACGAGATGATATTGATTCCAAAAATGAGAGATTAAACGCAGAAATTAATATTCTTCAAGAAGAAAAAAAACAACTATCTGAAGAAATATCAAGGCAAAATATATCATTAAGTCAATTTGCTAATGATATACAAATTAGAGATCAGAGAATTAATTGGTTAACTGAGCAGTTGAGTAATGCTACGATACTATTAGAACAATCAAATAAAAATACAGAAGACTTAGTTACATTGATTAATAAAAATAGAGGAAAATATAATATGGCTAAAGCTAAACTTCAAGCTGAAGAAAATGAAAATAAAGATCTGGGAAAAAAATTTCAGTCAACTGGTGATACTTTATATAAATTAGAAATTAAATATGATAGTTTACTAATTGAAAGACAGCAGAAACAAAATGAAATTGATAGATTAAATAAAGAAGTTCTTAGCATTTCTACAAGTGGGAGCGAAATTAAACGTGATAATACAGAACTTTTAAATAGGATTGAGGTATTACAGATTGAAATACAATCTAAAGATACTGAAATAAAGTCATTAAAAGATGAAATTAGGTATTTAAGAGCTGAGATACAGAATTTACAGTATCAGATTGGTGAAAAAGATAAATTCTTAAGAGAACAAAAGGCATCGATAGAAGCCCTATGGTTACAATTATTGGAGGTAAATCAAGAGTTAGAAGAAAAAAATAGAGAAAATACTAATTTGGCAGTTGAGTTAAAAAAAGAAAGAAAAGATTTAGTAGAGGAGAAGATACATACGCTAAATTTAACTAACGAAATTGCTGAAAAAAATAGAGTTATATATAATCTACAGTTATTTAGTGGCAAATTAGCATCTAATTTATTACATAAAAATAAGATTATAAATTTTATATTTGAAGAATGGAAACATACAAATG